ATTAATCCCATCTGATCTTTGTGCGCACGCCCCGATGTTGATCTTTCTTCAACGATCGGAGCCTATGGTGGGAGGTGAGACCCCCCTGGACTGCAATGGCACGTTGCAGACAGTAGAGAAGAATGTGCGAGCGGTACTCCTGGCGGTGGAGTTACTCGGATTTAAGTCAGACGGCTACAAGTTGGCGCCCACGATCGCGTGGCACACAAAGTGTATTGCCTCGATGGGGGGGGATTGGATGGCGTTCTACAAATATAAGATGGCAGCATGGAAAAGCTGCGCACTCAATGTGGAACCGCCACCCCCACCAAAGGGGCTGCCGTCGGACGACGACCCGAGTGTTGTGCTCGGAGGAAAAGTGATGAAGTGGCTGGAACTCGTGAAGAGAACCAAGCCAGGAAGGTTTGCAGAGATCATCAGCACAATGGACACCGTGAAAAGAGCCATGGAACGACCAGGGAGTAAGGAACTTCGAAAAGCAGAGAGAGAAACATTCCTCAATCTGACAACTAGAAGGCCAGCTCACCCGGTCGAAGCACGGCTACACGGAAAGACAGCTAGTGGATTCACAGATGGCGAATTCTGTGAGGAGTTGAGAAGGACGGTCAGAGAAGTCTTCGGAGTAAGGGTATATACCCCCGAGGACAGCTTTGAGTCGTTCTTCCCAAGCACCAAATCCAACTACCTCAAAACGCGCTCAAAAGGCGGAGCGGTTGGAGCTGTCATGTCCAGTGATGGGCTGAGGTTGCTTAAGATGCGTAAAGGCAACCTGATCTCGTTCCGCGTGGAGGGAAAGACGTGGAGGTCGCGAAGGTTGGTCATGGACGATACCAACCTAAGCGAAAAGTGGCGTCAACTGTACGAATACATGGTTGACGAGGCTCTTTGTGAAGAGAAGAAGGTGAAGCTGGTGGCTCTAGCCGAGGCACTCAAAGTGCGAGTCATCTCAAAAGGACCTGTGTTCACATACACCGTTCTGAAACCGCTACAAAAGTGGATGTGGCGGACTCTCAAGAACCACGAAAGTGGTGTCTTTCGACTAATCGGGGAAGAGATTTCCTCCGATTATCTTGAGAAGCAGATTGGTGAGCTGAGAGAGGGTGAGAGCTATCTAAGTGGCGACTACAAGGCCGCAACAGACAACCTCAATCCTCTATTCAGCGACACAGTGGTCGATGAGTTGAATCTACACGTTCAGGATCGTCGCATCAGAAGGCTGTTTAAAGACAGTCTGACGGGGCACCTGATTGAGGATCCGGACGATTAGAGCCGATTCCTACCACAGGAATGGGGTCAGCTTATGGGGAGTATC